CGCGCCGGCCGGGTAGCGCGCGATGTTGGTCAGCTGGATGTCGGCGACGTTGCCCGACATGTTCTCGCAGATCTTGCTGACCTGCAGCTCCTTGGCCCAGTCCGCCGACCCGAAGCGCACCCCGTTCATCCAGAACGTCAGGCGCCCGACGCCCATGCCGGCGCCGTCGCTGCAGATCACCAGCCGGCCCCAGGTGTTGGCGGGCAGGATGACGGCGCCGCCGTCCTTGACGATGCGCTTGGTGCTCCGGAAGGTGGCGTTGTAGCCCATGCGCGCCAGGATGTGGTCGGTGCCGCCGGTCTCCAGCCGGATCTTGCTGATCGAGTCCTCGAAGCCCTGCGAGTGGATCGTGACGGCCGTCAGGTCATTGGGCAGCCGGATGCGCGCGCTGAGGGTCCAGGCCATGCTGGTCTCGATGTCCGGCACGCTCAGGCCATGGTCGGTGCCGAAGGTGAAGATGCCGTACTTCGAGGCGGCGGCGAACGGCCCGTCGGTGGCCGCCGAGATCGAGGCCGAGCCATGCACGCCAGGGACGACGGCGCGGGGGCCGACGTCGCTGAAGTTGGTGCTCATGGGGAAGTGCCAGACCACGTCCTCGCGGAACGGATCCAGGCCGGCCAGGTTCGCCGGCGCGCCAGGCGTCGGCGCCGCCCCTCTCGGCGTGGCGCTGTCGTTGGCCTGGGCCAGCGTGGCGATCTCTCCGGCCAGGCGAGCGACCTCCTCGTCCGCCTCGTCGGTCGTGAACTCGTCGCTGACCACCAGGTCCGCGGTCGGTGCGGCGGTCGGTGCGGGCACGCCCAGTCGACGATAGGCGCCGCCCTGCCAGGCCTCCGGGTAGGCCGCGCGGCCCGTCAGGTAGACGCGCTCGAAGCCGGCGTCGTTGATCTGGCCGTTGACGTAGTTCACGTCCTCGGTCGAACTCAGCCACACGCCCGACGGCGTGCGGAACAACGACTTCGTGCCGGCAGCCACCGCGGCCACCGCAGCGCCCGGGCCGCGCAGGGGGCGGAAGTCGCCGAAGCGCAGGTCCAGGTTGTGCGCCTCCTGGGCCGACGAGCCGGGCAGCCGGCGCTTCTGCACCGACGGCAGGATGCCGCCGAACTCGTTGATGTGCAGCACCGACATCGGTCAGGCCTTCCAGGACACCCAGCTGGTGTCGGCGCGCTCTTTCGTCGGCTCGCGCTCCAGGTGCACAGGCGCGCTGAACGTGATGCCGTGCTGCGGGTGCGTCAGCCACAGCGCCTGGCGCGGCGGCTCGAAGCCGAAGTTGTTCGCGTTGGCGTACTCGTCGTAGCCCTTGAGCGAGCCGTTGACGATCAGCCGCTGCAACTGGATCAGCTGGTGCCAGTGGCCCATCAGCATGGTGTCGTAGGCCATGCCGATCTGGCCGTTGCGCGAGCGCTTGCGGTGGTCGCCGCGGATGATCGGGCCGAGCGCGCCGATCATGCCGTCGCCGCCGCGGAACTGGTCGCCGTGCGTCAGCAGGTAGCGATGGCCCATCACGCTGTACAGCGCGTCGGGGCCGTCGGGGATGAAGAAGGTGACGCGCTTGTCGCCCTCGAAGTGCTTGGCCAGGAACTGGTACAGAAGCCAGTCGAAGCTGGTGTAGTTGCGGCCCTTGGCGCGGATCTTGTGCGTGTTGCGTCCATGGTTGCCGCCGACGCACGGGATGAAGACCTTACCGAACTCGTCGACCAGCGCCTTGATCGCCCACACCAACGCGCCCCAGAGGTCGATCACGATCTTCATGATCTCGGCCTCGTTGGTGGCCATCAGCTCCTCGTGGATGTCGCCCGACACCATGTCGCCACCCAGCGCGAAGACGATGCCCGGGTAGCCGCCCTTGGAGCTGATGTGGTTGCGCAGCAGGTCGACAGCCACCTCGACCATCGTGCGCAGCCGCTCGTGCGCGATGGCGACGTTGAACTGGTTGACGCCGTTGATCTGGCCCGGGTCGACGATCTCGCCCCAGTGGAAGTCGCTGGCGAACAGCGTGGGCACGCCAGCGCCGTGGAAGGCCTTGGTCGGGCGCATCAGCCATCCAGGCGCCTCGGTCGCGCCAACCGCCTCGGTCAGGCCGATGATCTTGCGCTTGACGTAGTCGGCGTCCAGGGCTTCGCGGCTGGCGAACTTCAGCTCGGTCTCCAGCTCGCGCACGCGATCGGCCAGCTTGTCCTTCGGATCCACGCCGGCGTCATGCGACTGCGGCAGGCGCAGGGCGGCCGCATTCAGCCGCGTCTGCAGGCCGCCGCGGCTGATGCCCAGCGCGCGGGACGCCGCCACCTGGTTGCCGTTGTGCAGAGCAAGCACGCGCAGCGTCTCGCGCAGCGCGTCGTCGGTGAGCTTCTGTGTTGCGGCCATCTGGTCCTTAGAGAGGCTTGCGCCAGTAGATCGAGCCCTCCCCTCCCCAGGGGGAGGACGGCTCGTAGATGCGGTAGCCGCAACGGATCAGCGAATTGGCGCTGGCCGGGTTGCAGTAGGTGTAGGTGATGGCCCAGCGCATGCCGAGGCGGCGCGCGTGGCGCTCGCGTACGCGGATCATTCGGGCCTGCAGCCCCAGGCCGCGGGCCTTGGGGATGACGCCGGCGCGCACCAGGTAGACGGCGTCGACGAACTTCGACGACGGCTGCATGCCGCAGAAGCCGAGCGGCAACTCGGTGTCGTCGCGCATCACCCACCACCAGCCGGCGCCGAACTCGGGGAACGCGTCCGACGGGAAGGTGTCCAGGTGCAGCCGCTTGAGCAGCGCGATGTCGTCGGTGCGTTCGATGCTGACGCTGCGGGGCATGGCTGTCATGCTAGGAACTTACTGGTGGTTGTGCAACTTCCAGTTCTGGCGTCAGAAGCCGAAGGTCCGCGGCGCCACGCGCAGCGAGCCTGGCGCGCCGTCGTGCAGCACCTTGATGCGCGCCTCGGTCTTGGCGCCGGCGAAGCGCGTGCCGTTGAAGGCGCCCAGTTCCGGGTTGCTCCACGGCTTGCGCGGTTGCAGCATCAGCCTGGCCAGCGCGCCCTGGATCACGGCCTCGCCGTACGGGGCCATCAGCGCGTCAGGCAGTTCGGTGGCGTCGTCCGTCGGCTCGACCGCGACGCGTAGCAGCAGGGGCGCGCCGGCGGCCTGCGACGGGATCGGGAACACGCGCACCGAGTCCTCGCCCTGCTGGCTGTTGAACAGCACCGGCTCGGAGCCCGTGGCCGTATGCCAACCCGGCAGCGTGCGCGAGATCTCCGCCAGCGTCTTCGGCTTCAGCTCGCGGCCGTTCACCCAGGCCGCCATGACGGCCACGGCCCTGGAGCCCGCCGGCACGACGAGCGTGTAGGACGCCTGGTCGTCGACCAGCGGCACGGGGTCTGGGAAGATGTTCCACACCATCGTGTCGCGGCAGAACTCGCCGGCCGATTGGATCAGCGCGCGGGCCGCCACCGGGTCCGGGCATTCCGGCGCATCGAGCAGCAACTGCGGGAGGATGTCATCGATCAGCATGCGTCAGGCCCCGCTCGGGATGGGCAGCGCGCGCAGCTTCGGGTCGGGCAGACCCATGGCCACGGCCTGCAGGTTGATGCTCGCGACGAACATCTGCGAGAAGCTCGAGGCCAGCTGGCCCGAGCCGACGAACTCGGCGTCCTTCATGTACGCGCGAGCAATCACGTAGTTCACGACGTCGTCGAGGTACTTGTCGTCGACCGACAGCTTCGTGGTGCTGGCTCCGCCGGCCGTGTAGTCGCCGGCGGTCGGGATGTCCAGCGGATCGGGCAGCCAGGGCAGCTCGATCCAGACATCGGTTCCGACAGGCGCGCCCGGGCTCACGTAGAAGACCTTCGGCGTCTGCGGGTCGTAGACGATCTGCGTCACCGCGGTCGCGGAGCGCGTGTGCCACAGCGGGTCGCCCTGGTCCAGCGCGCTGCGCTCGACCGTGCGGATGGCGCGGCCCGGCGTCGTGCCGTTGGCGCCCATGTTGCGGATCGGTGCCGACAGCAGGCGGTTGCCGCGCATCGATGCCGAGCCGTCGCCGGGCAGCAGCCTGGCGGACGGCACGGTCTCGATGGACTGGCGGGTGCCGGCCTCCAGCTTGAAGGCATCCACCCGCGAGCACGAGTGCGGCAGGTACTTCGCCAGCACGCGCTGCGCGTCGTTCAGTGCGTGGACCAGGGATGTCTGGTCCCAGCGCAGGAACTGCGGGCTCATGTCCTGCAGCTGGTCGCTGACGCGCCGCAGCGCCTCGCGCACAAGCGTGGTGGATGCCATGGCTCAGGCCTTACTCGGTGACCCGGTACTGGAAGCGCGGGATGACGCGCTCGTTGATCGCTCCGCCCTGGGCGCTGGTGAGCAGCGTGCTCTGGGCGTTGTCCAGCACCGCGATGACCTCGACCGGCACGTTGCACGGCACGCCGCGCGGGATCTGGTAGGCGTAGCCGTTGATGCTCACCGACACCGCCTCGTTGCCGCCGTCGCCTTCGCTGGCGTAGATCGTGATGGTCTTGCGCTCGCCGCTCAGCTGGTCGTCGCTGTTGTTGCCGACCACAACGGTGGGCTGGACGGCCTGCGCTTGTGCCGCGGGCGCGTCGTCGATACTGGTGACTTGGGAATTGCTCTTGCTCATGGGGTTCCTCACAGAAGAAAACGCCCTCGCGATGGAGGGCAAAGAAAAGGCCTGCCAGGCGAACCCGGCAGGCCCTCAGCTCACCTACCGATTACGCGGTGGCGGCGACTTCCCCGCGGACCATGAACAGGTCGTTGAGGATCACGGCGGTCTGCATCGCCTTCCACGCGACGTGGCCGCGCTGGGCCAGCGGGTCGCTGTCCGACGGCTTCGGGTTCACGACCATCGGCGTGACCGCGAACATGCCCTTCAGTGCCACGATGCCGTAGGCGTCGCGTGCGACGTACAGCACCGGGTACACGTCGGCATTGGTGCCGGCCGTCGACAGCATCGTGCCCTTCGCGCCGCCGCCATCCGCCCACGGCTCGAACACCGTGCTCGTGACGTAGCGCACGTCCTCGACCTTGCCCAGCTCGTTCTCCCAGGGGGTGATCGAGCCGTACTTCTCGGCCGGGGTGAAGCCCGTCATCGAGCGCACGTCACCTTCGCAGTCCGGGTGGATCAGCGCGACGTAGCCGGGGGCCACGTTCTCGGTGCCGTAGCTCGGGGTCGAGCGCACGATCGAGGTGATGAAGCGCGCGTTCTGGCGCTTCAGCGCACGGGTGGCGCGCCGCTGCAGCGTGATGCTGATCGGCGTGTTCACCGCGGTACGCACGGCGCCGTTGGCGTACTGCACGTTGGTGCCCGCCTTCAGGATGCCGAAGCGCATCTTCTCGATCATCTGCGCGGCCTGCTCGCCGCACAGCGCGATGGCCTCGTTGAGCACCGGATCCTCGTGCGTGTCCAGGATCACGTCGGTGATCATGGTGCGGTCGCCGTACTGCGACAGCGTGGCCGTCACGTCGGTCGCCGCCAGGGTCTGGCCGGCCGGCGTCACGCCTTCGGTCAGCGCCACGGGCGTGGTCGGCAGCGCGCTGTAGCGCCGGAACTTGATCACCTTGGACGAGTGATCCGGCAGGGTCTTGGCCTGGCCGAACTTTTCGATCACCAGGAAGGGCAGGCCGCGCTTGAGCAGCTCCTTCTCGGCATACGCCGCGGTACGCGGGCTGATATCACCGTAGACAGTCATGTCGATTTCCTTGAAAAAGCGCCGCGGCGGGATTGCCTTTGGCGGTCAGTCGAGGAGGCGGACTGCGCGGATGCCGTGTGCAGACAAAGGTGAACCCGCCTGGGGCGCCGTGCGGCGTGTCCCTGGGTCCGTGTCATGCGCGACTGCGGTCGTCGTGCTCTCTCATTGGCGCCCGGTGATCTCCCCCACCGGGCAAGGGGCTGTGAGGCAGCTGGGGCCTCAAAGTGGCAGACAGAGAAACGCCCCGGCGTGCGGGGCGTCGGGCCGCAGATGCGATCTGCGGCGGTCAGGCATGCGCCGTGTCCTTGCGGGCGGCGCGCCGGGTTACTTCTTCTTCTCGCCCTCGTTCCAGGCGGAGATGTACGACTCGACGCCGGCGCGTGCCGACTTCATCAGGTCGGCCAGGCGCGAGCCCTTCTTCTTCGGCGGCTCGGAGGGTGCGGCGCCGGCGGCGCTGGCCGCAGCGACCGACTCCTTCGACAGGCTGTTCTGCCCGCCGGTCGGCTTCTCGGCCGACTGCGGCGGCGCCTCACCACTCGATGCGGCGTCGACCGCCTCGTCCATGCGGCGTTGCCGCGCTTTCAGGCCCAGCGGATCCATCAGGAGAACTCCTTCCATGCGTCTTCGTAGCTCGTGGCGCCGGGCGCCGGTGTCTCGGGCAGCTTCATGCCGCTGGAGCGCACGCCCTCGGCGTCGGCCAGCTGCTGGTCGGTGTCCTGGTCGACCACCGGGCTGGCGGCCGGCTCGTCGGCTGCAGCGATCTCCTCGGCCGGCGCGCCCTGCAGGCTGGCCTTGTAGTCGCCGAGCAGCTTGATGATCTCGTCGGCACTGCCGCTGCCGGCCACGCGCATGGCCTCGGCCTGCGCGTCGCCCTCCAGGCTGTCGACGTACTGCGCGAAGCCCTCGCTGCGGCCGATCTCGTCGAAGTCGGGGTGCGCGGACGCGATGGCCGAGAAGTGCGCGCGGGCCTTGCCGTCGCGGATGTCGGCGATGATCTCGTCGACCGTGCCGCCCAGCTCGCCGATCTTCTCGGCCGCTGCGCCGGCGCCGGCCTCGCGCGCCTTGGCGGCGGCGATCACCTCGATCATGCGCACGAAGTCCTCGCCGAAGTCCTCGGCCAGCTGCTTCATGGCCTGGGTCGCGGTCATCTCGCCCGACTCGACCTGCTCGGCAGCCTGTTCGGCGCCGTCAGCCAGGGTCGTGTCGCCATTGCCTTCGGCCTGGTCGGCCACCTGCTCCAGCGCGTCAGCGGCCTGGCTCTCGGTGTTCGTGCCGTCGGTCACCGGGCCATTGGTCTCGACGGGCGCGGCGGAGGCCTCGGCATCGGCCTTGGCCTTCAGGTCGGCCTCGATCTTGCGCAGCCGGCCTTCCCAGCTCTTCAAGCGCTGGCGCTCCTTGTCCAGGTCCGCCGCCTCGACCGTCACCGCGACGGCCTGGTCGGCGCCCTCGGCCGAGCCGTTGGTCTCGCCGCCCATCTCCGCGGCATCGCGCGGCTCGCCCTCCTCGGCGCCGGGCTCGTCGCCCTGGGCTTCGGCGGCGGTCTGCTCACCGGGGCCGACAGCGGGCTCGGCTTCGGCTGCGGCGGCGATGTCCACCGGCTCCTGCGCGGCGGCCGGCTGCTCGGCGGCGGGCTCGGCGCCCAGGCCGAAGGCCTCGTCCTCGGTCGGCTCGGGGCCAGACTGCATGTCCTCGTCGAAGGCGGCGGCGTAGTCCGCCTCGGCCTGCTTGATCTGCTCGGGTTTCAGTGCCATGTGGCTCGTTCCTTTCGTGGGCTTCCAACAAACGCCGGTCGCCCGGCTCGAACTGTCCTGGCGACGCCAGGGGTCAGAGATTTCAGATTCGCGGCATCGAGGCCATCGGCCCCGTGATCGCGTCCAGCAGGGCCATCACCTGGCGCAGCGCGCCCTGCTTCAGTTGCAGCTCGCCGGGCGAGATCTGCACCAGGTCGTGCATGTAGGTGGTCTTCAGTGCCGTCAGCAGGCCGACCAGGTGCGTGTGCACCTCGGTGCCGGCGTACGCGCGCAGCGCCTCGGCCCGGCCGGTGATCTGCTCCAGCACGTCCATGGCGGCGCCTTGGCTCAAGACCCGTCCTCGCCGATCAGCCGCGCGACTTGCTGCACGTCGATCTCGACGTGGTCGCCGACATCCACGCCGAAGGGCAGCCGATGGCCTGGCGCGCGCCGCGCCTTGACCAACTGCACGCCCATGCCTTGCATCATCCGCACCAGCTCGCGCAGCTGGGGCCGGCCCATCTCGCCGCTCATGCCGTGCAGCCAGACCACGCGCGGCGACTCCCAGACCGCCGTGCACACGGCCACGTAGGGCTCGAACGGCGCTGGATGCTCGACGGCGTAGAAGCGCAGGATGCTGCTCAGGATCTCGTGTCGGATCATGTATCCACCTCGCAGCTCAGCTGCAGCTCCAGCTCGGTGCTGTGGTCCAGCGCCCAGGCTGCCTTGTGGCAGTCGTACTCGGTCTCGAAGCGCTCGACATGAATCGGCGGCAGGCTCGGGAACAGCGCCAGTCTCACGACCAGCACCACCGCGAGCACGGCCTGCATCTCAGTCGACCGCCACCGTCTCGATGCCGGCGCGGCGGCCAACCATGCCGGTGGGCGCGTCCAGTCCTGCCGCGGCGTCGATGCCCTCGGGCTGCGGCGGCTCGGGCTGCACCGGCATCTCGCCAGGCTGCACCGGCGGGCCGGCCAGCTGGGCGATGCTCGGGTCCGGCGTCGCGTCCTGCCAGCCCGACGAGCGCAGGATCTCGTCGCCGGCCGGCGCGATGTGCGGCGTGCTCGTGGCCACGCCACCCGCCTGCAGCGCGGCGTACGCGGCCTCGACCTTCGTGCTCACGGCCTTGGCCACGATCAGCTCGATGTTGGCCAGGGTCTCGCGCGCCTTGGCCTGCGACGCCTCGGCATCGGCCATCAGCTTGGAGACCTTGGCCTGCGCCTCGGCCAACTGCAGCTGCTGAGCCTGCATCGCCATCTGCTGTTGCATCTGCGCCTGCTGGCTGCCCATCTCGGCCTTGACCTCTTCCTCGGTCTTGACGCAGTCGGTCAGCTCGTTGGCCTCGGCGCGCTGGCGGTTGAGCACGTCGCGCTTGATGAACGGCGCGTCCAGCTCGTTGGCCGTCATCGCCGCGAACTCGTTCAGCGCCCGGGCCCGGACCTCCTTGGCCACCAGGCTGGCCGTGCCGCGGGCCTTCACGTCGAAGTCGCCCTTGATCGCATCGTCCGAGCTGAACTGCATGTTCCAGTGGTACAGCCCCTTGATGAAGCTGATCGTCACGCCCTCGTCCCAGTTCGAGATCAAGTCCTTGATCACGATGTTGACGTTGCCGATCAGCATCGACATGCCCGCGGCCGTGCCGGCGGCGCCGCTGGTGGCGTTCTCCCCGCTCATGTAGCGCGGGATGGCCGACACCTCGTCGGCGTTGTTCTCGAACATCTGCGCCATGGCCGACAGCTCGGGCAGCCGCGACGGCAGCTCGATGGCGTGCACCGCGCGCTGGCCCGGGCTGGCGTTGTTGCGCAGCCAGACCTTCCACGGGTTGAACTCGTCGACCTTCTCCATGCTGGTCAGCAGGCCCGGGGTCACCTCCAGCTGCGGCCCCGACGTGATCGCCGCGTTGTCCAGCATCAGCCGGGTCGACGCATTCAGCATCGTCTGGTCGTCGCGCATGATCGACGCCAGCCCCTCGGCAAAGATCGACGACTCGTCCTTGTCGAAGTAGTAGATGTGGTACGGCCAGGTCACGCCGTTGATCGGCTGCAACACCGCCTTGATGATCTGCCCGTTGGGCAGCAGCCAGACGTTGGAGAAGAAGCTCTCGTGCGCCCGCTCCTCGGGCACGTCCACGCCGGCGTCGCGCAGCTGCTGGCCGTCCAGGTAGCCCCAGCGCTCCAGCACCTCGTACTTGCCGCCCACGTCGGTCATCGACGACTGGCGGTCTCCGATCAGGCTCAGCTCGGTGTCGGTCGTGCGCAGCTTGGCCTCGCCATGCGGGTGCGCCTTGACGTAGTCGACGATGCGCTGGCGGCGGAAGCTCCTGCGGTCGGCCAGGTCGGCCATGTCCGACTTGCTCATCATGTGCAGCTCGTACACGAAGCGGCACTGCGACAGCTCCGTCGCGCTCATGTCCGGGTACCAGCGCCACAGCGGCACGAAGTCCACGAAGGGGACCACGTAGCTCTCGGTCTGCGGCACCCACTTGCCGCCCTGCTTGATGAAGCGCGTGCGCACCTTGCGCTCGACCAGCGGGCCCTTCACGATGCCCGTGCCGTACAGGTTGCCGGAGTGGATCGCCTTCAGGCAGGTCTGCTTGTAGCGCGCCTCGACCAGCTGGTCGTCGATCACCCGACCCATGGCCTTGGAGCGCGCCTTGGCCCACTCCAGCACCGCCTGGTCGAAAGTCTGCCGCGTGATCTTCGCGCCCTGCTGAGCGGCCTTCGCCAGCAGCGCACGGATCTCCTGCATCTGGTCGCCCGACAGCGACGGCTTCGGCGTCGGCGCGATGTCCCAGTTCTTGTCCGCGCCGGCCGGGAACAGCAGGTCCGCCACGCGGCTGTTGACCGTCTTGATCTTCACGCGCGTCTTGCGCACGAAGGCCTTCGACCGGTTCGGGCCGATCGCCGCCTCGACCTCGGGGTCGTACTTGCCGCGGTACTGGCGCAAGTCCTTCAGCCAGCGCTGCTCGGTGTCGCGCCTGGCGACCTCGGCCTGGTTGAACTCGCCCAGCAGCGAATGGCCCAGCGCGTCCAGCGCCGGCGACTCAGGCTGCGCCCTGTCGTCGGCCAGCAGCACGCGCGCGGTCGCGGCGTACTCGGCGGTCTGGTCGGCGCGCGGGTTCACGCGGCGTCGCCCTCTTCGTCTTCCTCGGCCGGCTCGTCCAGCTCGCGGTGCGCCTTGACGTACTCGTCCTCGGCGTCCTCGCCATCCTTCGCGCCCTCGGCGGCGTCGCGCGCCTTCTTCACGGCGTCGACCAGGGGAACGTCTTCTTCCTCGTTCCAGGCGTCTTCGTAGTCGGTGTCCTGCATGGCAGTTCCTTTCGTGGTCAGTAGCCGGCCGTCGTGGCGGGCGTGTACTTGCGTGTCGGCAGTGCGCTGGATGCGGATCCGGCGCGCAAGCCCACCGGCTCGGCGAAGGTCAGCGACAGCGCATCGCCGCCGTCTGGCGACCGGATGCCGCGCTTGAGCATGTCCTTCTTCTTCTCCAGCAGCTTGCGGCCGTTGCTCGACTCGGTCGGCTGCGGCGCGCAGAGATCGGCGATCAGGGCCGGGCTGTTGGGCATGCGGCAGGGCGCGTCCTCGACCCACTCCTTCATCGTCCACCACATCTCGGCGCGGCGGTTCTCGTAGACATCCGGGTCGCGCGCACGCTCGGCGTTGTTGACTCCGATGGCCGGGATGTTCAGCTCCTGCAACCGGTCGACGATGCCGGCGCCCATGCCGCCCTTGTCGATGAACATCGCGTCCGGCTGGTGCTCGCTCCAGTAGGCGGCCAGCTTGCCGGCCACCTGCATCGTGTTCAGCTTCTCGTGGTACTCGACACGCGGCACCACGCGGCCGCGACGGAAGACGATGGCCGTGCGGTCCGCCTCGCCGGCGCCGTCGCCTGCTGGGTCGCAGCCGATGATCAGCGGTCCCGTCATGTCGCGGAAGCTGCTGTTCACCGCGGCCATCACCCTGTTCGGGCTGATCAACGGGTTCTTCGTCGGGCTCTGGAAGGCGAGCACCGCGGTGGCCGGGTACTCCTGGTCGAAGAGCCACTCGAAGCCCTCGCCGTAGCTGGCGATCTTGTTCGCCCGCCACTGCATCTGCTCGCGGTCCAGCCCGTAGGCCAGTTGGTACTCGACGTCGTCGGTCGACAGCTCCAGATCCGGCTTGACCGCGGCGCGGTACTCGTCCTGCCAGAACCAGGGGATGAAGATGGCGATGTACTCGCCGCTGCCCACCTCGGCCTGCTGCCACATCAGGTGGAAGGCATTGCCCAGGCCGTTGGCCGTGCTCTCCAGGATGATCTCGGTGCCCACGCCCTCCAGGCCGTCCGGGATGGTGTTGCCCAGGCCGGCCAGGTGCATCTGCGCGTTGCGCCAGAAGGCGAACTCGGAGCCGTGCAGCAGCTGCGCCGTGTTCGAGCGGCCCACGTCGTCGGTGCCCGCCGTCGCCAGCTTGTAGCCGCCGTCCAGTGCGCCGAAGATCAGCTCCTTCGCGTTGGACGCGCGCGTGGTCGGCGCCATCGGGTTGTGCGCGTGGTAGCGCTTGACCATCTCGTACAGGTTCGCCGTCGCCTTGTCCTCGTGGGCGACGATGAATGCGCTGCGGCCTGGACGCGTGCTGGTCTGGTGGTAGAAGCGGTGGCCGATGTAGGTCGACAGGCCCTGCTGCCGGCTCTTCAGCACCAGCGCCCGGACGTAGCCCAGATCAGCCCTCTGCTTCTCCAGCAACTCGTGCGCGTAACGCTGCGCGCGGTTCCAGATGAACGGGACGATCTTGCCGGTCTTGCTCTTGACCTTCGCGCAGTGGGCGGCGTGAGCTTCCTGGTTGTCGATCAGGTGCCGCAGCGACGCTTCACGACCCGTTTCGCTCACGCTCGATCTTCAGCAGCAACCGGTCCAGGTCACTGCCGCCCTTGTCCTCGTCGTCGATGCCGAAGGCCTGGCGCTCCAGCTTGACCAGCTTCTCCAGGATCTCGGTCAGCTTCTTGGCCGACTCGATGCGGCCCGGCCCGGTGAGCACCCGATCCAGCATCTCGTTGATTGAGCGCGGCGGCTTCTTCGGATTGCCGTCCTTGTCCTCGCCGCCGTGCACGATCTCGGTCATCTCGCGCAACAGCTCCTGAGCGGCCGGCCACTCGGTGAACAGCTCCACCTCGGCCAGCAGCCTGCCGAACAGCGCGCGAGTGCGGCCGATGTCCTTGCGGTGCTCCAGCACCACGTCGGCATTGACCTGGGCGGCCGCTTTGATTTCAAGCGGCGTAGGGGTTGCATTCGGGTTTGCGTTCCCGCTTGCATTCTGGATGAGCAGCGAATTCGTTACCGCGTCAACATCTTTCGACTTGTCGGCCACCCAGCCGTGGCTCTTGGCTCTGCGGCCAATGCTGCTGTGGTCGACGCCGAATTCCTCGCCGAGCTGCTTGTTGGTTTTAACGCCCAGCCGGTACTGGCGCTCAATGGCGTCCCAGTCGATGGCGTTCTCTTTGGAGCGGCGAGCCATCAGAACCCCCTGGCGGACAGCTCAGCCCGCGCCATGCCCAGGTGGTCGGCCTTGAGCCCCCACGGGAGCGGGACAACGCCCGCTTGTTCGCACGCCATCTCGATGCGCGCATCCTGCTCGGCGCTCCCCGTGGATGTCCACAGGAGGGCGCGGCGAATCTCCTTCAGCCTGGCGCGAGCCATGCCCAGCTGGATGGCGTAGTAGCCGACCTGCCCGATGCCGGCCAGGACGCTGCGCGCTCCGGCGTCGCCATCCTTGACCTCGATCACCGAGGCCGCCCCATCGGCGTGGAACGCCACGATGTCGGCCTGACCGTGCGGCAGGTTCACCCAGTACACCACGGTGTCGACGACAGGGTCGATCGGCAGACGATCCTCGCCCAGCGCGCCGGCTGCAGCCAGGCTCTGGAAGAGCATGACGATGGCTCGCTCGTCGTTGCGCTCGGCAGCACCGGCCAGCAGGTCGAAGGCCAGGTTCATCGCGCACCCCACTGGTGAGGCATGCCCTTGAGCGCACCCGACCGCGCTTGCGGACTCACGTACGTGGTCGTGACCCCTTTGGAGCGCACGATGGTGATGCCGAGCCAGCGGCCGATCTCCATCGGGTACGGCTCCCCGGCGCTCACTGACCTCTGCGCGCAGCTGCCGCCATTGCGGCACGCCCCAGTGCAGGAGCAGCCGCTCATCGCGCGTCGCCCTCGACCAGATCCCAGTCGACGACCCTCTTCTCCGTCGTCATCTGCTACCTCAGCTCAGGCGGATGCTGCCGGCGCGCACGCTCGTGCATGAAAGCCCGCTCGCAGTGCCCGGCGCCGAAGACCGCGTCCACGGCCTGGCGCAGCGTGCCGCCCGTCTCGCTGCCCTGTAGCTCCAGGCGATACAGACGGCTCGACGTGCTCTCGTCCGGCCACCCTCCGCACAGCGCGTTCAGCAGCTGCGTCAGGGCGATGCCCACTGCCTTCCACCAGCTCACGGCTTCCCGATCTGCGCCTGGGGCGCTTTGTCGGGGCGCAGCACGCCGGACATGCCGGCACCCAGCACCGCGGCCAGGATCAGTCCGACGCCCTTGATCACCCACTCGCTCGACTGCTTCTGCAGAGGATGCGCCTGCTCCAGCGCCTTGACGCGCGCCTCCAGCTTCTCGAGGTCGGAGAAGGCTCGGCCGAGCGTGGCGCGGTCGGTGATCTGCCGCTCCTCCATCACCGCCAGGCGGGTTACAGCATCCGCCAGGCGAGTCATCGAGCTCTTCACCTCCGCCATGTCGCTGGCCAGCCCGCGCAGCTCGGTGATGGCAGCCGTCAGCTGCACCTGCTCCTGCGGCGTCGCCATCAGTGCACCACCACGGTGGTGACGTAGTCCTGCAGGCCGATCACCTGGAGGCGGAGTCCGTCAGCTGCTGCAGCCACGTCTCGATGCTCGTCTGCGCACGCGCCGAGTAGCTCTCGGGCGACGGCGGCTTCATGAGCGAAGGCGGCGGCAGCGGGATCCTGGGGGGCGGCACGGGCGTTGAGGCGGGCGATTGCGTCGCGCAGGCCTGCAACAGCAGCACGAGCACTACGAGCCCGAGTCTCTGCAGCGTCGAGCTGCTTCTGTGTCTCATCGGCAATCCTTTCGGTCTCGACGGCCATGGCGCGCTCGGCCTCGCGGTGCGCCGCCACCTGGGCCAGCGCCGCGTCCGCCGCCGCCTGCCGGATCTGCGCGATCTCGGTGTCCTTGGCGGCCAGGCGCGTCTCGGCGGCAGACAGGCGCACGGTCTGCACGCCCAAGATCGCCAGGCACAGCGCGATGACCCCACCCAGCACGCCGAACGCCTTCCAGCTCAGCGGGTTCAGCACGCCGATCACTTCTGCACCCACTTCTGCGTCACGTTGGCCGCCAGGTAGGCGGTCACGGTCGCGATGGTCACGGCCGAGTAGACGCCATCGGCAATGTGGCCGAAGTACACCAGGCCGGTCGCGCTGGCCACGGTGGCCACGGCGAACAGGAACTTGCGGCTGCGGTAGGGGGTCATGCGACTTCCGTTCTTTGCGGCACCACCGGCTTCAGGCACAGCTCGCGCTCGGCCTTGCGGCGGTTGGTCAGCCCGCGCACCTCGCGGCCGCCGGCCCGGTTCCAGCGCAGGATCTGGTCGCACGCGGCAGCCAGGTCGCCGGCGTTCGCCAGCTTCACCAGCGTCGAGCCGCAGAACGCGTTCTCGCCGATGTTGAAGGCCAGCGCCACGAACGCGTCGTACTGGTTCTGGTTGATCGGCACCTGCACGCAGCGCAGCACCGCCGCGCCGAAGCGGTCGACGTTCTTGCGCAGGATGGCGTCGCAGCGCTCCTTCGACCACACCTCGCCGAGCTTCACGTCCGGCCCGGTGTGGCCCTCGCACACCGTGGGCACGCCCACGATGTCCACGTACACCTCGTTGCGCGAGCCTTCCCAGTTGCCGATGAAGGCCAGCAGGGATGCCCCGGCGACGACGATCGCCGCCGCGCCCTTCTTCGTGTTGGGCGTCACTTCGGCGCCGGCTGCGCCACCAGGCGGACGAACGCGCCGGCCATGGCCACCAGGCCCGACATCGCCGCGAACACGCCCGGGTTGAACACGTCGAAGAACATCGGCAACACCACCTCGGCGGCGCTCAGCAGCGCAGCCAGCGCGGCCAGGCGCACGCTCCAGGCGTTGCGCAGCACCGTCTTCCAGTCGGGCAGGAGCTTCATGTTCGACCTCGGTGGTGGCCTCGTACAGCGATACCGGCGCGGGTGGTTGCCTGTTCGCCGGGAGATGCTTTGCGCGCCGGCCGGCTCACCGCCCCGGCATCGCTGTACGGGCCCTGCTGAAGTGGGCGAGCCCCGCAACCGGCGACACCTTGGTCGTGACTGCGGGGCTCTTCTCTCGCGGCTTCAGGTTGTGCGAAGACGGCTCCGCAACCAGGTAGGTTGCGGCGCTGCCATGTTGTTCTTGTGTCACCGCCGGCCGATGACCGGTGGCGGGCACCGGATCCAGTCCCGTGCCATGGGCATCATTGTACAACGGGCAGTTTTCCGGTCAACAGGTTGTGCGCCGCTTCGCCTGCTGGGAAAACAAACCGTTGACACGCCATTGTTTGTTATGCCACAATCCCTTCACCAACCCACGGAGATCGACATGAACTACCTGCAAGAGCAAGAGGCCCGCGACTACGACAACGCCTACCACGACCGGTTCGACGGCTTCGACCGCGGCGACGCCGACTGGGACTACGAGGCCGAGCGGCTCGCCCAGAACGAAGCCGACGAGATCGAGCTGCGCGCCGCCGGACTGATCGACTGAGCCAGGGCCTGCTCATGAAACTGACCATCCCCCAGGCCCGCCCGTTCACCCGGGCCCCCATCAAGCCGGTGCAGCGCCACGCCGACCAGCGCAAGCGCCGCACGCCGAAGCACCCGCACCGCCACCACGACTGAGGAGACCGCCATGCCCAAGATCACCAAGCAGCAACAAGAGATCGACCAACTGCGCCGCGAGCTCGCCGAGCGCCAGAAGCTGGTCGGCGACCTGAAGTCCTCGCTTAGCCGCGTCTTCCGCGAACTCAGCAAGTGGACGCCTGACCTGCTGGAGGCTCGCAAGCTCTGCCTCGACACCTCCCCCACTCAAGCCTGGAAGGTCGAAGTGACGTCCTACGCGGAACGCGGGAGCTACGTGGTCGGCCAGCAACTGTTCTACACCCGCGCTGCCGCCGAGGACTACGCCGAGGCGAACGAGGACGACGATGGCCGCAGCCGATCCGTCGTCCACAAGACCCGCCCCGGCGACAAGGCGTTCGCCTAGCCTGACCACCCTGCAGCCGCAAGCCGGCTGCCACCTTTGCATCAACCACCAGGAGTCCGACATGGCCACCCGCCTGCGCATCACCCGCCCCTCGCTCCGGCACTGCTCGCTGCCGTACTGCGTCGGCATGACCACCGGCATCGCCGCCCTGCTCGGCGCCTGGTCCTGCCTCGCCTGGGTGGCGCTGTCGTGAGCCGCCGCGAATACACGGCCGCCGACGGGTCGGCCCTCCACGTCACGGCCACCGCCGAGCGCGGCTACTTCAGCGTGACGGCGGACTGGCCCAGCCAGCGCGCGGGCGGCTGCCTGCACGAGGAAGTGGCGGCTGCTGCGCCGGCCCTGAAGCCGCTCATCGCGCTGCACCTGTCGGACGCCCAGACGGGCGAGCCGATGCATGCCGAGGCGAACGGCTTCTACTGGCTCGCCGGGGCCGCAGGCGGCCTGGGCCAGACCCACCACGGGGCCAACAGCGAGCCGCCCCGCACCGGCGAGCAGTGCCTGTCGATCCTGGCGCAGCACCTGCGCATCAGCGAGGACGAGGCGCGCCAGATGACCGGGGCGGTGGCCCGCACGCACGCCGAAGAGGGCCCGACCCGAGCGAGGGAGGTGTTCTCCGGCTACGTGGAGTTCCTGCGCGGCGAGTGGGCAGCCGAAGCGGCCGCAGGCCGGGCCCTGCTAGCGTCCCTGGACGCCAACAAGGCAGGAGCCTGAGACATGGCAACCACCACCCCCCAGCTCACCGAGCGCCGCAAGGCCGACCGCCAGGCCATGGCGCAGAAGCTGGCCGAGATCGCGGCCCGTCACGGCGCGACCGCGCACATCACGGTCGAAGATGGCGACACGACCCTCGTGCTGCGGCACCCGTCCAGCCTGCAGTGCTACGTCTGGCTCGAGCGCCGCTCGGTGCAGCCAGACGTCCACGTCATCCCGTGGCACCTCGCAATCGGCTGCACCAAGCGCCTGGCGCCGTCCTTCGGCGACGTGAACCCGTACCACGGCCACAAGGCCACGCACGTCGCTTGCGGCTGGCCCGCGCTGGCCGCCGAGATCGAGCGCGGCCTGCGCGCGGCTGCCGACGGCACCGCCTACGCCTGAACCAAACCCTATAGGGATCCGCATGAACACCGAAGACTTCCTCCGCACCTACCACCTGTCGCGCAACGGCGCCAACCAGATGTACCGCCACCCGCTGTGGAAGCGGCTGGTCTACAGCGACGGCATCCGCGACCTGGCCGACGCGGGCTGCCACTGGCTGCTCGACATCATCGGCACCGAGGTGGTCCAGGCCATGACGCGCTGCACCGGCCTGGGCATCCTCAAGGCCGTCGTCACGGAAAGCCGGGCCAGGCTGGAGCTGACCCTGACGGACGACGCGCCTCCGGCCTGGGCGAGGGACGTGCCCTACACCGACCTGCCGGAAGGCGAGTGGATCCTCTACCTGTCCAGCGACGGTCGCGACTGCACCGTGATCCTGCCCAACGAATACTGACCCGAGGACCGCACCATGACGACCGGAACCCGCACCAACCCGAAGACCGGGATGAAAGAGACCTACGAGCTGCCGCCGCCGGTCGATCTGGCCCGCAGCCGCAAGGAGCTGCGCGACATGATCCACGGCAACACCCAGTGGCACGTCGACCCGGGCTCGCCGCCGCCCACGCAACCCGCACAACCTGCCGACAGCGACCAGGACCAGGACTGGATCGGCGTCTACGGGTACTGAGCCATGAAGATCGCCTACCTGAACCGCATCTTCACCGAGCAGGGCTGGGACGTCTACAGCCTGGTCGAGCTGGAGGAGGCAGAGATCGAGCAGGCGCGCCAGCAGCGCACAGGTGAGGCCCGCCTGGTGGAGGACTGGCTGAACGACCGGCGTGAGTCGACCATGGCGCGCGCCGGCGACAGCGCGTCGATCTCCATGTCGGCCTCACCGCACCCGGGCCGGCCGCACACCTTCATCGTCGTCGCCGAAGTCTGCCTGGCCCGCGAGCCGAAGGCCTAACCCAGGAGCCAACCATGCCCTACCGCGCCCTCCTCATCACCCTGGCCATCGCCGCTGCGGCCGTGCTGTCCGCGCTGCACCTCGTCGCGCAGGCGCAGGAGGCTGCGCGCCGCCTGGCCGCCGAGCACGCCGCCAAGGTCTGCCGCGCCGTCGGCGACGACGCGTGCGATCTCTAAAAAATGGTCTGTTGACAATCAAACAGTTATGGCGTAACATTCAGCCTCGCCTCAACCAACGGAGATCGACAAGTGACCAAGACTGAGATCAAGCGGCTCTGCGGAATAACGCGTGGAAGTGACCATCATGAGTGACAACCAGAAAACGGAAAAACGTGTGGAAAAGCGGCAGGCGAAGAACCGCCACGGCCAGTTCATGCGCCTGGACTGGGAAGACGATTCGGACGTGGAGTACGTCTACGGCCACGTCACCCTTGACCAGGCCAAGGCTGCGTTTGAGAGCTATGGCGGCTCTGGTTGTGGTGAGGCTGTGAACGGCATCAAGCATCGCTGGGCGCGCAAATGTCCGACCGGGCAGTATTCGGAGTACGAGTGGATGCTGCACACCTACGACGTGCCGTCTCGCGGCGCGTTCCCGGTGACTGAGCTTGATGTCTCCACTGCCAGGACCGCGTGATGCCCTGCTACATCGAGCACACCAAGGACGGCGACACGATGTTCCTGTGTGGCGACCTCGGGCCGCACTGCGCAGCCGACAAGTGCGCGGCCGTGAGCGGCTGGCTGTGCGACTACCCGGTTGGCGATGGCAAGACCTGCGACCTGCCACTGTGCGGCAGCCATGCCTACGAGGTGGCACCGAACATTCACTACTGCCCCGGCCACCTGACGCTCTGGAGCGCATTCCGCGACTCCGGCGGTGTGAAGCGCGAGCTTGAGAACGTGGTCCCGTTTCCACACAGCACCACTTCCAAGTCATGACCCCGTTTCCACACGTTAATCCGTTGAGCCGATCAAGCAAGCCCGCGCCGCCGGCAAC